TATTGTGACTACTATGATTATGCAGGCATGAGCGGCTCCAACCAAAGAGTAGGTATTCCGTTACACTCAGTTGCTTCAAGAAGAATAATGGATGTACTACGTACAGAACCAGAATTCTTTGACGAATTATATAGGTGTTATGAGCCTATAAATGCCCAAATGAAACTTTGGAGCGAGTTTGACATAGAAAAAATGATTGATGGTTACGAAGCCTTAGGTTGGGATGGCGTAAAAATGTGCATTGAAGAGAACATGGTAACGCCCGGATTTAAGAGAGAAGCCATGGCATTCGCTCACAAGTTTAAGCAAAAACATGCAAAAGATAGTTGGGGGTACCCAATAGACCATCTTTTGCGCACTATATTATTACACTCTTTTATAGGCGACACACCGTCGCCAGTTGGTCCAAAAACAAGAGCACACAGTAAGCGTGTTGCGGCATTGGCAAAGGCGGAAGAGTTAAGATTAGCAGATGCTGATTCACTTGATAAGCAAGACGATAGGAGATAATTATGGAAATGGTAAAGAGAGACAGTTTGCGTCCAGCCGATTGGACTAGTACATGTTATGTTGTTAAGCCAGACTTTAAACAGCTAACATCTTCTATTAAATCGTTTGGAATCCTTAGCCCTATTATTGCACAAAAAGATGGTACAATAATAGATGGGTACCATCGGTGGGTTATCGCTAATGAAAACCGCATTAAGAATGTGCCTGTTGTCTATGTTGACGTGGACAAGATAGAGGCAATTTTATTACATATTGACTTAAACCGTTATCGGGGTGTAGTTATTTCTAAGCTTTTATCCCGATTGATTCAGAGAATCTGTGCGTCGGGAAGATATTCCGATGAGAAGCTACGCACTAGAATGGGAATGACTTGGGATGAGTTTGACGTTTTGAAAGACGGTTCGCTAGTAAAAATGCGTAAAATAAAACAACACACTTATTCTCCTGCGTGGGTTCCAATTGAATCCCCGACAGGTGAAGACATACATATAGAAAGGCCAACAGGTCACAAAGAGCAGGTTTAAAATGGGAATGGACATAAACGCATATCAAGTTGGTGCTAAAGCAACAGTTCAGTACTCTCAGGAAAATGCTATCATTGTGTCTGCGCTTGGTTTAACTGGTGAAGCTGGCGAAGTCGCCGATATGATTAAAAAAATAATCAGAGACAGTGATAAAGAGCTTAACGAAGAAAGTCTTTCTAAGCTAGCCAGCGAATTAGGAGATGTTCTTTGGTACATTGCTTTGCTTGCATGGGAGTTGGGTTTTACCCTTGATGAGATAGCTAAATTAAACTTAAAGAAAATATTTGATCGTTATGGCTATGCTGCTTCAGAAAAGGGTCAAGAATGACACCCCCGTGGCACAAATTAGGATATGCAGTAACTTCTGAGATGTCTAAAGAAAGATTACTTAGGGAGGCGCACGCAGACTATGACGTAGTGCTTAGCCCTGTTCAAGTTGAAGATGTGACCAACGGTAAGTTTGTGACTGTTGAAGATAGGTATGTTACTGGACGTCTTGATCCTGACACTTTAGACCTAGTTAATTGGGAAGTTGTTAAAGGCCGCTATCAGGTTATTCCCAACGAAGTTATTCTTGATAAGGCTATGGCTATTGTTAGCGCTTCTGCTAATGAGGCTAAGCTAGACAGCATCGGAGTGTTAGACGGTGGTAGAAAGTTCTATGTTACAATCAGAACTACACAGTTAAATCTACACCCAAGGGACACAGACACACCAGATGTGGTGGACAACTACATTGTCGTGATGACGTCCCACGATGGAAGCATTCCAATTTGTTACTACAACTTAGATGTTCGGAGAAACTCATCGTGTGTGTATCGGATAGCCCCTGACTCTGCTTTAAGCGATTTCTCTTTACGTAAAAGGCACACACCACATGCTACGGATAGGCTAGAAGAAGCCGCACAGGTTTTAAACATGAGAAACCAATGGACAAAGGAGCTTACTACAGCGATAGAAGATCTTTCTGTACCTATAAAAGATTATCAGATGCACTACGCATTAGACAGTAAGTGGAGTCTTGATAAGGCCAATACCAAGAAGAAACGAGAATACGCTGAAAGTGTGCATGAGTTGATAAAAGACTTGTATAAATCTGATAGAAATGCTGGGACTTTTGGTGAAACAAAGTGGGCATTATATAATGCTATATGTGAGTTTTATGATTTCCACAGAAACATAGATGATCTAGAATCCATACAGCAATCTTTTGAGCTAGATAACTTTGTGCATAGAGAAAAAATTTCAGTTTTCAAAAATCTTTTAAGCAAGCCTGTTTTTTTAACCCCATAGGAGAACAAATGAAAGATCTTCGCAAAACGCCGTGTTATTTTTGCGGTGATCCGGTTAAAGTAGGTGAAGTAGGCACTTACCGAAAAGTGAGCGGGTGGGCGCAAGTGCGTCAACAAGGTGGAAGCAATTCGTTAGCGTTTATGTCTCCTCCAGAAGCTTGGGCGCATGCTTCTTGTATTGACCGAGAAAAACAAGTAAAAAGCGGTAGGTTCAAGCAAGAGGAGACATTGTTTTAGTGAGTTACTTAACTTGGTATTTGTTAAAAATGCTTATGACTTTGGCTGCTACCTCAACTGCACTTTTCTTTACTCCGGAAACAAGCAACTCTTTTCCAGAGCCAGTCCAAACAGGACTGTCTGAGCTTGAGGAAGTTTCGGGGGAGCTTTTAAACTCTATTTTGATAGTTGATCCAGAAACTCAGTTTATGTGGCACATTACCGATGGATCTGTAAGGCGACAGTATCGTGTGTCCACAGGGCACGGGTCGTTTAATGCTCAAGGTGATTTGATACGCTTGGGCAACACAGTCGGTTCTCACAGAACTCCCGTAGGTTACATGACCACTATTGGGTTGGAAGCCACTATATGTAATGCTGATGAGATAGGGGCACAGTGGACGACCACAAGCTGTTACGGTAGATATGCTACAGTGGACCAAACGTTACCTAAGGACCAAAGGTGGCAGATTACTAGACAGCTCACGACGGTTATATTGCGGATGTATTCCCAAGAAGAAAGAAACTCCAATTCGGTAGTTAGAGGAATATTAATTCATGGGACGAATCACTATGATTCAGTTTATGAGCAGTATCCTGACTCGTGGGGATGCGTTAGACTTCTACCAAAAGACATACTTGACTTGGCTGAGCATTTAGATACGGGCGTTAATCAGATATACATATTAGATAGGGAATGGCATGGATGACAAAGAAGATATTACTATTACGTTTGCATTTGACGTAGCAGTTGCGGCTCTTGCATCAATAGAGGCGGCTAAAGATCGTGTTGCCCCTGATAGGGTTGAGTATAAGCAAAGACTGTATGACGCTCAAAGAATACTTATGGAGGCTATGGGCGTTAATTAAACGATTATTTCCACTCGTTTGCGTAGCCCCATGCCTAGCCCTGCACACAAGTTAAAAGCGTGCACAGAAGCGTCAACTTGGTCGTCATGTACGTTTGCTTCTGGGAATGCTGACATTTCATCAATAAAGTCTGTGTTCCAGTTACCTCGCAATAGCCTCACGTTACCGTTAGCAACTGCAGCGGCCATTGGTTTAGCTCTGGTTTCTTTATCACCTGTTGCTCTTTGCCCAGTAAAAGCGTACCCCGGCAACACATATCGTGCATATTGATCTATAAGATTTTTTCCTGCAGATCCGGGTTCTTGTTCCATCTGAATAGTTATGTCCGGTCCGTCCTCTTCGGCTGTCGCTTTTATAAACTTTTCTACTTTATCGCCTTTTGCCCTTATACGCCGAACATCCATTATATAGAAGATGCCATCGTGCATAGCACCTAAGCACCCAACTGTCCAGTCAGGGTCAGGGTATGATGGCGACGGCTCGCTTCCAGCAAGATCCCAAAACCTTATTATTTGTGTGTCTGAATCAAAATCAGGTACTTCTGCTGGCTCAACAATCTCAAACATAGTTCTATCAAACATAGACCCCAATGTAGTGGCCCACCAATCACCAAACTCTAGCCGTTTTCGCTCTACTGGATCTAGCTCTTGAAGAACTGCCCTGTATGACTCTGGGTCAATTCCGGGGTTGTCAGTAAGCTTTGATGGCACAAATATCCGCCCCTTGTCATTACCCTCCACGAGAAACCTTTGACGAACCCAGTTTGGTGCAGGGTTTGTTGCGGCTCTCATTCTTAATGGGACTTGAGCTAGAGGTCCAGTTGATGGGCGACGTAAACGAGAGAATAGGTATCTATAATCAGCTTCTCTAATTTCGGTGACTTCGTCCATTCCTATGAACTGGAATTCAGAACCTTTGTACCTTAGGTAATCTTGACTGTTATTCAGATACCCAAATGTTATTCTAGCCCCACTTGGGAAAGTTGCTGTATATTGGTTAGCGTTCCAATGAATGTCGTCATAATTAGATATCCATTCCCTAAACCTATCCATTAGAGCTCCGGGAAGTGATAAGTCGGCGTATGTCCTACGGAAAAGAATAGCAGAATAGTTAGGGACGTCCACATATTGTAAGGCTGCCATCAAAAGAGCAGAGCTTTTACCTCCACCTGCGGCTCCGCCAAACAAAACCTCTTGTGCTGTTGTTTTCAAAAAGACTTTTTGGGTTAGTGAGGGTGCTTCTACCCAATATTCTGAGGATTTTGGTTGAAGCCACTCATTTATTGCTTCCCAGTCTTCTTCTTGTACTAGCGCCATTTTCTAGTTGTCTCCTTGACAAAATACTGATAAACTAATTATATGAAAACGTTAAAGAGTTATTTAAATCGCTCTGTAGCCGCTCATTCCTTAATTTGTGTGGGTATAATAACAATAGGTCTTGGTATTAGTATAGTTCATTTAGGGTTAGGTATTGCAAGCAGTGGTGCAGCGTGCGCCATTTACGGTTACATTTTAGGGGCTGAATAATGGCATGGAATAAGCCAGAAAACAAATCAATCCAAAGTATAGACACTTCCGCAAAAGCGGCCCCAATTTCAGTTGGTGCCCCAATTTCGTACAGTCCAAGTTTACAGCCTAAAACAGGGTACCATGATGGCTGGGATATTACAAAAGCGTATCAAGACGGTGTAGCAAAAGTTACTTGGGTTTATCGTTGTATTGACGTTATAGCCTCAAACCAAGCAAAACTACCTATGGTTTTCCGAAAGGACAATAACCCTTTTGGTGAAGTAATTACAGAAGCACCATTGTTAGAAATCTTTAATAACACTACAAATGTGGGTGAAAACGCATTCGCTTTTAGATATAGGCTTTCTGCTCAATTATTAATGAGCACCCGTGGAGTATTCATTGAAATCGTTAGAGACAAGATTGGTAACCCCATTGCCCTGCATTTGCTTCCACCCGCAGACACTTCACCTATTCCAGATATCAAAAAGTTTGTAAAAGGTTACGAGGTAAAACTACCTCAAGGCGACACAAGAGTAATTAAGCCTGAAAACGTAATATGGATACGTCGCCCTCACCCACTTGACCCTTATTTGTCAATGACACCAATGGAGTCTGCTGGTGTGGCCATTGAGGTGGAGAACCTTGCCAAGATATACAACAGAAACTTCTTGATTAATGATGGTAGGCCGGGCGGATTGCTTGTTTTGAGAAGCGAGATCAACGAAGAAGACAAAGATGAACTTAGGTCTCGTTTTCAGGGTAACATTGCTAGGGCTGGTGCGGTAGGCGTTATTGCATCAGATGATGGTGCTGACTTTGTAGACACTGCAGCAAGCCCAAGAGATGCAGCTTATATCCAAATGCGCACAATAAACAAAGAAGAAATATTTGCGGCTTTCGGCGTTCCAGAGTCAATTATAGGAAACTCTTCTGGAAGAACTTTCTCAAACGCTATGGAAGAAGGAAAAGTTTTCTGGATGGAGACAATGGAGCCACATCTTGACCTTATTGCTAGATCTTTTGACCCAATTGACCCTATTTACTTTGTAGATTTTGATGTGTCTGGTGTACCCATATTAATCTTAACTAAACAAGAACAACAGAACTTTTACCTTCAAGAATACCAGCAAGGTTTAATTAGTGTAAATGAATACAGAACTTTGACAGATAGAAAGAAAGTTGAAGCTGAATTAGCCGACTCAATTCTTGCTAATCCAAACTTAACTCCTATCGCAAACACAGAAAAGCCCATGGAAGATCCTAATGCGGCTGCTCAACAACAAGGACCAATGGCAGGAGCTATGCCCGGAGTTCCGGGAGCCGATCCTATGGCTTCCCCTCAGGGAGAAGTTCCTATGGGACCTGAAGGTGCTCCTATGAGCCCTGAAGGTGCACCCGCCGCACCCGCTGGACCTGAAGGGGCTTCCCCAATGAATATTCAAGCGGGCGTTCCTCTAACGGAGCAAGCAAGTCAAGCCCAACAATCTATTGCTACGGAGTTTAGCCCAGAAGAAGGCGGCTTTGTACCTCTTGGAACTGTTCAAGGGACAGATCAAATTGAATTACCGGCAGACCAAATACCAAGTGAGCTAGAAGGCTTTGAACTAGACGAAGAAGACGAAGAAGAGGAAATTGAGGGTAGGAAGAGCCTCCCTTTTCTGAAGTCAGTATAAAGCCCTTAGATTGGGAAACCAAGGTTGCAAGACAAGTACTTTCTCTTGAGGAAAAGTACAAAACGACGGTAGACGCTGTAATTGATACACAAGAGCAACTCGCCCTAGACAAACTAGAGCAGGATGCTACCATTGCGCTAATCAACTTAGGTTCAAATGCCGATTTTACCTCAGTAGTATCTATGGCTGAGCTTATTGAGACGTCTCAGCCGTTAGTTGATGGAATGAAAGAAGCCTACGAAACTGGAGCTACAGCCAACATAGAAGAAGGGTATGGCGCTTCTATTGAAGAGGACTTTGCTAACGCTGCATTGTCACAGCAAGTAGCGACTGTAAATGAGTTCAATTCCACCACGCAAAACGAAATAGTTAGTGCGTTATCGCAGGCTTCAGCATTAGAGAGTGAAGATGGTGACATTGATATTTTATTTAAAACATATCTTGCATTTATACTTATTAAGGCTATTTTTCGTAGATTGCGAGAAAAACGTAGAAAATTGGTCATAGATACGGCTATTTTGGGTTCGTACAACATGGGCGTGTACGATTCTGCTGTGTCAGACAGGGAACAATTCCCTGTTTTAAAGAAAACATGGCTATCTATGCAGGATAATAGGGTCAGGTTGAGCCATAGACTTTTAAACGGTGACACTGTTCCTGTTGCAGAACCCTTTGTTGTTGAGGGGATTCCGATACGTTTTCCTAAAGATCCGGTTGCTCCTCCATCTTTGACGATAAATTGTAGATGTTTCTTAAAATTCTCTAAGTAATTTATATAAACATTTTATATAAAGTGTCATTGAACTGCCTTAAATAATGCAGTAAGATAGTATTGTTCGGACATTTTTAACACAGAGGTTAACCATGAGTAATGTTACTTTAGCCCCATTAAGCGCCAATAGTGTAAATGAAACAGATGTTAGCTTTAAAGCTATTTCTGGACAAATTGGCATTGACAAAGCGCAAGGAATTGTTGAGTGTTTTGTTTCTGGGGTTGGGAATAAAGACTCTGTTGGCGACATTGTTCTTCCCGGTGCCTTTAATGCATCGTTAAAACGAAGAAAACCTCGTGTCGTTTGGGGCCATGATTGGAATCAACCAATTGGAAAAGTACTTGAGATTTACGAAGTTCCAGCTTCTGATCCTCGGCTTCCAGAAAAAATGAAAACGGCTAAAATTGGTGGCCTTTTTGCAAAAGTTCAGTTTAATTTAAATACTGAAAGAGGCCGTGAAGCGTTTGCAAATGTTGCGTTTTATGACCAAGAACAAGAGTGGTCAATTGGATACAAAACAATAAATGCTGATTTTGATGCCGGAAGACAAGCTAATCTACTAAAAGAAGTAGAACTTTATGAAATTTCACCTGTTTTACATGGAGCAAACCAGCTAACAGGTACTATTTCTGTTAAGAACGAAGAAAGAGGCGTCTCAAAAGAAATGAATGAAGACGAAAAAGGTGGATTGCGGAACACACAGATGGGTGACCCTAATGATCCAAAGAGTATTTTAAGGACCGCACTATCACAAGCCCTAAGTCGCCCGATTGAGATTTTAAACATGGATGAAAATACTGTTGTTTTTGAAACTTCTCCGGGCATGGTTTGGCAAGCAGGTTTCCATCGTGAAGGAAACCGTTACATGGTTGGTGCCCCTGCAAGGGTTAAACCAATGACAACTTATATGCCTCTTGAAGGAGGGGTACAAGAATCGCTTCCGCAGAGTGCGGGTGAGGCTGAAAGAATGGATAGGAGTCCAATGTCAGGCTTAAAAACAGAAGATACACGACCAGTTCTCATGCGTGATGGCGGAGAAGACAATGGTGAGCCTAATACACAATTTGGTTTTACTGGTGAAGAAGCAGCGATGTCATGGGCAATGACACTTAACTGCACGGGTTTCCATTCTTATGATGGAAAGTTCTGGCCTTGTGAAGACCGTGACACTTATTTGGAGGCTCTTAAGGCATTTGACAACAACTCAAACATAAGCTCATATAATGACTATGTAAGTGACGCTGAGAAAACTGCGCAAGGATGCTCCTGCGATACTGAAACAAAAGGTGGAGGAATGGCATATATTGATGAAGATGAAGCTGAAGAACTAGTTCGCAAACCTATGGAAGAGTTAAAAGGCTGGGATGAAGATGATGAGTACAAGGGACACGGAAAAATTTCACGAAACGTTCAGCGTGACCCAATGGCTCTTTTATTGATGGCGTACAATGCTATGCTGCCATTGAAAGGGGCCACTAAAGAGCGAGAAACTCTTCTCGGCATGATTGATATGCTTGAAGACTTTATGGTCCAAGACAACGAAGAAGAGGTTGAAGTTGTGATGGGAGCCTCAAAGTCTGTTTCAGGTTATGTTGTTAACGTGAAATGTAGTGGAGATCAAAAGTTTGATGTGATGGATAGCATGCGACGTGTTCCAGTTTATGCACAAGACGCACCTAACGGCGTTGACTTGTTTTTCTCTAGCAGAGCAAAACACGATGTGGTTATGGAACGTGTAGCCAAAGGGTTAGCCAGACTATCATTTGATCCAGTTGTTTCTGGAAGATTTGAAAAAGAAGTTGACACCAACTCTGGTGTTAAGTAGACTAAGTTGAGAAACTTTAGGAGTTTATAATGGATGAAAAAACAGAAGAACAGTTAGCAAAGTTTGAAGAACTTCAATCTCAACTTGAAGATACTGAAGTCAAAGACGATGAGGAAACTGTTGAGGTTAAAGAAGACGAGGAAGCTTCTGAAGAAGAGGTCACTGAAGATGATGCTGAAGGGTCAGACGAGTCAGAGGAAGCTGAGTCTGAAGAGGCAGTGGACGAAGAAAAATCTGCTAATCATAGCAAAAGAAATGAAAGCCTACGTCAAAAAGAAGCTGCAGTTTATGCTCAGTTAGAGCGACAAGCAGACGAAGATGAAGAAGAGAACCCAGATGTTCCTGAGGTTTTTCTATCCAAGTCTGACTTTGATGACAAATGCCATACCGGAGACTACTTAAGTATCAAAGAATACGATGAACTAGATGAAGATGCACGAGATGCATACGAAATGGTTCAGGTGTTTGATGAAGATTCTAAAAAAGGCTACGGTATGCGTTGGCGCAGGCATGGTAAAAAGCCACGCAGACGTAATCCATTGGAAGACACCTTAGAGAGAAAAGAAAAGTTTTACGACTCCGCTGAAGAAGCAGCAGAAGCCGCTTTAGAAATAGGTTGTGAAGGTTATCATGAAATGGACGGTAAATTCATGCCATGTCAAACCCATGAGTCATACCTAGAGCGCACTGGACAAGGTGAAGCACAGCGTTTAGAGCGTGCACCTATGGAAGGTATGGAAAAGAGCGAAGATTTCCTTTGCGGTTTCCAACGTAAATCTGTACAATCTCCATGTGATTTCTGTAGAGGAGGGTGTGCTCCTGAAGATGGGCTGCCCGGACTTGCTGACATTGAAGAGTTTGTGATGAAATCATATGAAGGCTCAAAGATCATAAGTTCTGGTTATTCCAACGTTGACGACATATTTGTTGTTGATATTAAACGTGCGGACAACTCTTCTATTGAAGTTTTCCTTTCAGGAGAAGGTGATGAACTTGGATGGCTGAAGCTTGATGATGAGCTTGTAGACGAGGTAGAGCTAAAGTCACTTGATATAATTTCTACTCAAGAAGCTGAAAAAATTGCAGTTAAAACACTTGGAGGAGAAGCATCCAGCGTTACGGCTGACATATTCAACCAGCAAGACGTGTATGTCGTTGAGGTTAACACTTTTGATGAAAAGAGCTACGATGTATTTATTTCTACTGAGGGTAAAATACTTGGTTATGATGAATATACTCTTGAATCTCCACTATCGGAAGACGAAGAGATTAAAGCACTTGAAGCGGAACTCGCAATCAAGAGAATGTACTCTCGTGAACAACGAGAAGAGATGGCCGAAAACGGAGAAGCTTTAGAAGATGGGTCTTTCCCAATAGCTGATGAAGCTGACCTGAAGAATGCTATCCAAGCGTATGGTCGTGCATCTGATAAAGCGGCAGCAAAAGCACATATCATGAAGAGGGCTGAAGAGCTTGGTCTTGATGAGCTTATTCCGGCCACTTGGTTAGAAGAAGATGCGGCACCTGCTGACGCTCCTGATGAAGCTGCTCGTATAGCAGACGAAAAAGGAATGGAAGAGGCTAATATTGATTTGAAAGAAGCCTTGGAAGAATTTGAGGCTCTTAAAAGAGACAACGGACTTTCCTAATTTGATCTAGGAGGGTCCCATGCAACTAGCTCTGATTTTGGAAAAAATCCGAGAACACAGTGCAAATATAGGTTTTTCAGAGATAGAATATCTTTGTAATTGGAATTGATTGGGGTGAACAGATGACAATTTTTGAATCAAAAGCCCCACAAGAAGCTATTCTTGACCTCCCACAAGAACGAATAACTGGTGACATTCTCCGTGGGCGTGGACCTAGAAGAGGCAACTTAGAGCGCTTAATTAAATATTGGCGTCCAATTATGCGTAAGCCCGGAGGGTTCCGTAGGTGTTTAGTAATTTTAGCTAATCATCCTGAGCTTTATCCTTTGGAAAGAATATGCGCATGGCTGCATCATGAAACTACAGGTTTGTGGCCGAATGAAGGAAACCATCACGAAGGTGGCAAACTCGGCCCTATCGTTGGTCAAGCTAGACGATTTCTCAAGAAACCCAAACGTAAAAAACGGGGTAAAAGAAAAAAGAAAGATGATGGTATTTTCTTAGATCCCGACTTCTATAGCATTAAGAGCATGATAAGCGAGGCTCGCCTTTTTGATGGTGTGCTTGTTCAGCCAATAGCAGGACGACAAAACGTTGTTGAAATGAAAGCGGCTATGTTTGCCAGCAGAATGGCTGAAGTTAAAGCTGCTAGTGATGATATAAAGTTTAAAAAAGTTGGACTTGTTGGAAGTGGTAGTGCTGCTGGTCAGGCGTTACAAGCTGCCGGAAGTATTTTGTTGCCCGGCGACATTTCTGACTTCAGAAGCCCAGTTAGATCTCAAATTTATGAAACCCTTACTCCGGGCGGTGGACGTGGATTGCCTAGTGCTAGACGACTGATACGAGGCGCTGGAAGTGGGGCACGTAATAAATACAGATGTCCTCCCGGTTTTCAAAAGGGTGGAACATTCACAAACAAAACATTTTCTACTTGCGGTGCTCAGGTTTTAGCGCTTCCGGATATGGGTCCGGGGTCGTTAAATGCTGACGCCCAAAGAGCGCTTGCCGATTTAGCTAGAGATGCAAGCATGGTACGAAGCGTAGGGGAGCTTAGAAGCAACTCCAACCCTTATGCAGTTATTCGTGCCGCTCAAATACCTTTCGCTCCCAAGAAGGGAAGCCCAACTAGACGACAGATATCAACAGATCTTATTTTAGGTCGTGTGTTTGACGGAGAAGAATTTGGCCCTAGGTTCGTCCGTAGAGACGGAGTTATTTTAGAGCCAATGGTTTCTGAAGAGTTTTTAAGTGAAATGGACGAGTTTGACGACATGGTTGATGGCTCGTTTGTAACGACTTATAAAGAAGGCGTTCTTGGTATTGATTCTTTACGTACATTTGGGACAGGGATTAGAGACTCATACATAGCAATTCCAGATACTGGTGTTGTTAAAGTAAGTAGGGTCGGTGGAGAGATTTCTCCTGAGACCCGTTCAGGAACAATTAGAGCATTCAATGCTGAACAAGGCCGTTCACCAAATGTTATTTTCCCACTTTTGGAATTTGTTGATAGTTCTGATGGAAAGTTTTCAGTTGAGTTTGGTGATATCACTAATAACAAGTATGTTCCTGCTACAGAAGAGACGAACGAATTAGTAAAAGTTCAGTCTGGTAACACAACCAAACTCGTACCTATGTGGGTGTACAACACCTTCTTGTCTAGGTCCGCACCACGCCGAGCAAAGAACGCCAT